TACTTACTTCATTACATTCTATTCACACAGGATGTTAATGTTGCTATTCTCGCTAACAAACTAGCAACCGCTAGAGAACTTCTACACAGATTAAAACTAGCGTATGAATATCTTCCCACATGGATGCAACAAGGTATCGTAGAGTGGAACAAAGGTTCTATCGTTCTGGAGAATGGATCCAAGATTCTTGCCTCTGCAACTTCATCCAGCGCAGTTCGTGGTGGTTCGTTCAACATGATCTTCCTTGACGAATTTGCATTCGTCCCACAGGGAGTTGCAGAAGAGTTCTTCAGTTCAGTTTATCCCACCATCACCTCTGGACAAACTACTAAGGTTCTGATCATTTCAACTCCAAAGGGGTTGAACATGTTCTATCGTTTCTGGAATGATGCCATAAATGACAGGAATGATTATGTTCCAATTGAGGTACACTGGTCTGCGGTTCCAGGCAGGGATGCAAAATGGAAAGAACAGACAATCGCAAACACATCAGAGGAACAATTCCGTGGTGAGTTTGAGTGTGACTTTATTGGCTCTGCTGCGACTCTGGTGTCTTCTTCTAAATTAAAGTGTCTTACATATGAAGAACCATTGGTACAGAATGACGAAGGTCTTTCTATCTACGAGAAACCCAAAGAGGGAAGAGTATATGTAACAACCGTTGATACTGCTCGTGGTCAAGGTAAAGATTATAGTGCCTTTGTTATTGTAGATGTGACAGAAATGCCATATAAGGTTGTTGCGGTATACAGAAACAACACTGTCTCTCCCATGCTATATCCTACCGTAGTTCACAGTCTATGTCGGCAATACAATGACGCATATTGTTTGGTGGAGATAAACGACATAGGTGGACAAGTAGCCGACATCCTTCACTCTGAGTTAGAGTACCAGAATATCATTACGGTGTTGGTGAAGGGGAGAAAGGGACAAATTGCATCATGGGGAGGCTTCGGTGGTGGAGCGCAAATGGGCATCAGAACCACAACAGTAACAAAACGAGTGGGTTGTTCTGTTCTAAAAAGTCTAATAGAAGAAGACAAAATTTTTATTAATGATTCAAACATAATGCAAGAGTTATTTTCGTTTATAGCAAGACGAAACTCATATCAAGCAGAAGAAGGTCATCATGATGACTTGGTAATGTGCCTTGTTATTCTTGGGTGGTTAACAACCCAGAGCATGTTTAATGAGTTTATAGAGGGTTCTTTCAGAGAAAATCTATATGAAGATAAGATAAAACAATTAGAAGAAGAGATGACTCCCTTTGGATTTTTAGATGATGGTTCCGCTGATTCATCATTTGTGGACGATGATGGTGATCGTTGGCACCCAGATAATACCAATGGCGGAAATTTGATGTATTGACATTCCTGAATATACTAGAATCCTAAATAAACAAGATCGAATATGATTTACTTGCTGTATGGAACAGATACGGTTTAAAGCTCAAAGGAGAATAACATGGGATTTCAAGTCAGTCCAGGCGTAAATGTCAGTGAAATAGATTTGACAACAATTGTCCCAGCAGTCGCTACCACCGCCGCCGGAATGGCTGGGGTTTTTCAGTGGGGGCCTGCCGAGGAAATTACATTAGTTGATTCAGTAAATACACTTAAAAGAAAATTTGGTGGACCCGATGATGAAAATTATGAATACTTCTTCACCGCTGCCAACTTTTTAGGGTACGGTAACAACCTACAAGTCGTTCGTGTCGTTGGAACTGGAGCAGCAAATGCTTCAGACGGAACAGCAGCACTCATAAAGAACAGAACAGACTTTGATAATAACGATGGTTCCAACACTGCTAACTTTTATGCAAAATACCCAGGCGTTCTCGGAAACGCACTTGCGGTTTACGCATATGATGGAAGTACACTAGCAGATGGCAATATTGGAGTCACTCTTGGTTCTTCTCTAAAGTTAGGATCAGCAATTGCAGCAGGAGCAACCAACATTACAGTTGCTCTTGATGTTGCAGCGATTAACCTAGCCGCAGGTGATATCTTACGTTTAACATCAGGTCAAAGCGTTACAGTCAAGAATGCAGTAGTAGGTTCGAACTCTGTCACGGTAACTCCAGCAATTTCATCAGTAATCGGAACATCGGCAGAAGTCAAAGGTGTCAGCTTAGAGTCAAGATACAGAGCTTTGTTTAGTGACTTTGATTCAACTACTGATGATGTTGCTGCTGTTGATGGTTCTAATGACTTACTCCACCTTGCTGTGGTAGATCAAACTGGACTGTGGACTGGAACTAAAGGCAATGTCCTTGAAACTTTCGAAGCTGTTTCTAAAGCAACTGATGCAAAGAAAAGTTCTGGTCTCAACAACTTCTACAGAAACGTGGTTAATGAGACTAGTCAATATGTTTGGGCTGGAAACTCAACCTCCCTTGGATTTGCTCCTGCGACAAAAGCAGGCACTGCGTTCGGAAATCTTGTTAACAGCAACGACCTCACCAGCGCCCCAGCATATGGAGTTACATTAGCGGGCGGAACTGCTGCCGCAAGTTTAGCTGCTACAAATCTATATTCAACTGGTTATTCCAAGTTTGAAGATGATGCTGAAGTTGATGTCTCGCTAATCCTTGGTGGACCTGCAAATGCAACCATCTCTGGTTTGATCGTAGATATTTGCGACAAGAGAAAGGACTGCATTGCATTCCTAACACCAACCCCAGCAGCAAACTTCATCAACAAGGACGCTGGTACTGCTGCTAACAATGTCCTTGACTTTAGGAAAAACTCCCTAAACAAGAACTCATCATACGCAGTTCTAGACAGTGGTTACAAGTACATGTATGATAACTTCAATGGAGTTTATCGATACGTTCCACTGAACGGTGATATTGCAGGACTTCTTGCAAGAACCGAAGTTGAAAATGAAGCGTGGTTCTCACCCGCTGGTTTCAACCGTGGTCAAATTCGTGGAGTTGTAAAACTTGGATTTAATCCTAGACAGGCTCACAGAGACACTCTATATAAGAATAGCGTTAACCCTGTTGTGTCTTTCCCCGGAGAAGGAACTATTCTATTCGGCGATAAAACCATGCAATCTAAGCCAAGCGCATTCGATAGAATCAATGTGCGCCGCTTGTTTATCATTCTAGAGAAAGCAATTGCAACTGCTGCTAAGTTCCAGTTGTTTGAGTTTAACGATGAGTTTACCCGATCACAGTTTAGAAACCTAATCATTCCATTCTTACGAGACGTTCAGTCAAGAAGAGGTGTTCAGGACTTCAAGGTTGTTTGTGATGAAAGTAATAATACTGGTTCTGTAATTGATAGAAATGAATTCGTTGCAGATATTTACATCAAACCAAATCGTTCCATTAACTTCATTCAACTAAACTTCATTGCTACCGCATCTGGCGTTTCGTTCGAAGAGGTAGGCGGATAAATCATCTTAAAGGAGATCAGCTAGATGAATATTAAGAATTTCCAATCTGCTCTAACACAGGGTGGTGTAAGAACTAACCTCTTCATTGTTGAAGGTAAGATTGGTAAGAACACAAGTAACAAGACTCGCTTTCTAGTAAAGGCAGCAAGTCTTCCCCCATCAACACTAGGTACAATTCCAGTTCCCTATGCTGGAAGACAGATCAAGATTCCAGGCGATAGAACCTTTGAGCCTTGGTCAATTAGTATCATGATGGATGGTGATTATGAGCTTCGAAACAAATTCGAAGCATGGTCGAACCTAATCAACCAGTACGAAGCAAACACACCACAAGCTGATGGTGGTTTCTTCACTAGTGCTGGTTCTGGGTTCAATACTGATGTATTTTGTGAGTGGAAAATTAGTTCTCTAAACCGCCAGGGTCAAGCAATCAAGACATATGCTCTTGTTGGTGCTTATCCATCTGATATCAGTTCGGTTGAACTCTCTTACGACAACGCAGACACTATTGGTGAATTTTCAGTCACCATGCAATACCAGTACTGGTTAGCAAGTAGTGGTCAGGGAAGCGCAGGAGACAAGACACCCGTAACTGATAACACGACTGGTACGGAACCCGAGAACGCATTTTAATTTATGAGGATTATATTTAATGGCTATAAACTTTTTTGGTTATACGTTACAGAAAGATAAAGCAGAATCTCTGGAGGAGAAAATTGTTTCCTTCGCTCCTCCAGAGAATGATGATGGTGCTGCTGTTGTTCAAGGTGGGGGCTTCTACGGCACCTACCTTGATTTTGATGCATACATCAAAAACGACATTGATTTGATTTACAAGTATCGAGATATGGCTCTTCATCCAGAAATTGAAACAGCCATAGACGATATCTGCAATGAGACTTTAGTATTCGACGACAAAAAGAATGCTGTCGAATTAAACCTAGACAACACTAAGCTGTCACCAGCAATAAAGAAAAGACTCATTGAAGAATTTCAAGAAATTCTTTATCTTTTAAAATTCAAATCAAGAGGACATGAGATCCTAAGAAAGTGGTTTGTTGAGAGTCGTTTATACTATCATATGATTCTAGATCCCACATCTCCTAAGAAGGGAATTGTTGAACTAAGACCTGTTGATCCTACTAAGATCAGAAAGGTTAAGAAAGTCAATAAGAAACCACTTAGAGATAAGACTGGGGAACCTATAACCATTTATCAAAATGCAGAAGAGTTTTATGTTTACAACGAGGCTTCGCACAAGAGTCCCGTAAACTCCACGTATGGTGGAACTGATACTGGAATTAAGATTTCCCCAGATTCAATCTGTCACATAAACTCTGGTCTTTATGACGCAAGTCGAAGACGAGTGTTTGGTTATTTACACAAAGCAATCAAACCTCTCAATCAGCTTCGTATGATCGAAGATTCGGTGATCATCTATAGAATCTCTCGTGCGCCAGAAAGAAGAGTGTTCTATGTTGATGTTGGTAACCTTCCAAAGAATAAAGCAGAACAGTATCTTCGTGATATCATGAATCGATACAGGAATAAGCTAGTATATGATGCAAGCACTGGTGAAATTCGTGATGACAAAAAGCACATGTCCATGCTCGAAGATTACTGGATGCCTCGTCGAGAGGGTGGTAGAGGAACTGAAATTACAACCCTCGACGGAGGACAGAACCTCGGTGAGATGGATGATGTTGAATACTTTAAGAAGAGATTATATCAAGCCCTTCATGTTCCTATCAGTAGACTTGAGTCTGACAATGGTTTTAACATGGGTAGATCTGCTGAAATCTCTAGAGACGAAGTTAAATTCTTCAAATTCATTGAACGATTACGAAACAAATTCTCTGAAGTTTTCCTTAACATTCTTAAGACTCAATTAGTACTTAAGGGAGTAATGAGTAAGGAAGAGTTTGATGATATTCAGCAGGATATTATTTTTGATTATAACAAAGACAACTATTTCTCTGAATTAAAAGAAGTCGATATCATGAAAGAACGGCTAGAAATGATGAGAGAAGTTGGAGAATACATAGGCCAGTACTTTTCTAAAAACTATGTCTACAAAAATATTCTTCGTATGACAGATGAAGACATCGACGAAATGAAGAAAGAGATAGATACAGAGAGAGAAGAAGAGCCACAAGAAGATATGGGAGATATTGATGTCTGAAAAAGAATATAATAGTATGTTTAAAGCAGTAGTGGATTCTAGTATTGTTGACTTCGAAGATGCTTTTTCTAAAGCTGTTTCGATCAAAGTCTCGGAGAGACTTCGTGACAAAGAATTATCTGTATCTTCTTCTCTAATGCAAGATATCAATACAGAACAAGGAGACGACCATGATCCAGAAAATGATTGAGGAAGCCTTTGAAGGAAACTACACTGCTTTCTCCGAACTATTCAAACAAGAACTCGGTAACCGAATTCATGAAAAACTAGAAGAAAAGAAAAACTCTGTCATAAACCAAGCATACAACGTATGCGAAGGTTGTGAAGTAGATGACGTTGAGGAAGAGTATGGTGACGATGATCACACTATGGATCCCAAGTCGCATGTCAAGAAAGAGGGCCCTAACAAGTTCTGTGTCTATAACAAGGGTGGTAAGAAGATAGAGACTTTCGATAATAAGAAAGAAGCCGAAGCATACGCTGTAAAAAACCATGACGATCTCATGAAAGAAGCCTATCACTCAAAGAAAAAGGTAGAGGCGATGGATTCAGTAGGTAAAGAAGACGGAGACATTGACAACGACGGAGACAAAGACTCCTCAGATAAGTATCTCCTAAAGAGAAGAAAAGCCATTGGTAAAGCAATGAAAAAAGAAGGCGCACCTCTTAAGAAAGGTAAAATTAATTCTTCTCGCGGAGGGGGTTATTGATGTTACTCATTACGGAAGTAAACGAAGACATTAATCTCGTATGCGAAGAGGACGCTTCTGGTAAGAAGGGCTTTCGTATCGAAGGTATCTTCATGCAAGCAGAAAAGGTCAACCGTAATGGTAGACGTTATCCCCGCAATATCCTCATGAACGAAACAACTCGATATAACGAGAAGTACGTCAAGAAGAATAGAGCATTAGGTGAGCTTGGACACCCCGAAGGTCCAACTGTTAATCTAGAAAGAGTCTCCCATCTAATCACCGATTTAGATTTTGATGGTGACAACATCATAGGAAAAGCAAAGATTCTTGAAACTCCTTACGGAAAGATCGTACAGAACTTGATCGAAGGTGGAGCTAAAGTTGGTGTTTCTTCTAGAGGTATGGGAAGTATCAAATCAAAAGATGGTATCAATGAAGTACAAAAAGACTTCATGCTTTCTGCGGTTGACATCGTAGCAGATCCATCAGCTCCAGATGCCTTTGTTAACGGTATCATGGAAGGAAAGGAATGGATCTATGAGAATGGACTATTCCAAGAGAAGCGAATTGAAAATTATAAAAAAGCAATTGAACAGGCGAGCAGAC